ACCTGAAGAGAGAAAGGAAAAAGTCTTTAAAGGATTCGCAGAAGGTAGATCTAAGTAATGTACGAGCAAAGTTTAGTTAAAACTATCGAGCCTATAAAAAAGACTACTATTAGTAGACTTAATAAAGGTAAGAAGTGGAAATATGGTTATAGTAAAGAATATGATATAGTTGTTATATCTAAAACTGGTCAAATAGGTGAAATAATAGAAATACAAAATCTAAAAATAGCTTTACCTAAAAAACCCAAAGATGTATTTAAGCACGATAAAAATAAATGGGTTAAATTTGAACAACCTAAAGAATTAAATCGTCTTAAAAATATATTTGATTGGAGAAATTATCCAGACGAAAATAAAGAACAGTGGTACGATTATATAGACGAAGAGTTTAAGAGAAGAGACGAAGGATTTTGGTTTATGAATAATAATAAACCAACCTATATAGTAGGAACACATTACATGTATTTACAGTGGAGCAAGATAGATGTGGGTGCTCCAGATTTTAGAGAAGCAAATAGATTGTTTTTTATATTTTGGGAGGCTTGTAAGGCAGACAAAAGATGTTATGGTATGTGTTATCTAAAGAACAGAAGATCAGGGTTTTCGTTCATGTCATCTGCAGAAACGGTTAATTTAGCCACTATATCGAGTGATAGTAGATATGGTATATTATCTAAAACGGGTGCTGATGCTAAAAAAATGTTTACAGATAAAGTGGTCCCTATTAGTATTAATTATCCTTTTTTCTTTAAACCTATTCAAGATGGTATGGATCGTCCTAAATCTGAGTTAGCGTATAGAGTTCCAGCTAGTAAGTTTACTAGAAAAAAAATGTCTGCTACAGATGGTATGGAAGAGATAGAAGGATTAGATACTACTATTGATTGGAAAAATACTGGAGACAATAGTTATGATGGTGAAAAACTAGCTTTATTAGTACATGACGAAAGTGGTAAATGGGAAAGGCCTGATAATATATTAAATAATTGGCGTGTTACAAAAACATGTCTAAGACTAGGTAGTAGAATTATAGGTAAGTGTATGATGGGGTCAACTTCCAACGCCCTAGACAAAGGTGGAGATAACTTCAAAAAACTATATAATGCATCAGATGTCACTAAGCGAAATAGAAATGGTCAAACAAAATCTGGTTTATACTCTTTGTTTATCCCAATGGAATGGAACTACGAAGGATTTATTGACGAGTACGGAATTCCAGTATTCACTACTCCTGACAGCGATGTGTTTGCCCCAGACGGTGAACTAATAGATATAGGCGTAATAGATAATTGGCAAAACGAAGCTGATGGATTAAAAGATGATCAAGATGCTTTAAATGAATTTTACCGCCAATTTCCTAGAACCGAAGAACACGCTTTTAGAGATGAAACAAAAAATAGTATATTTAACTTAATAAAAATATACGAACAAATAGATTACAACGAGGAGATGTCTAGAACACTTGGAATTACAACAGGTAATTTCCAATGGGTCAACGGAGTAAAAGATACACAAGTTATATTTTATCCAGATCCAAAAGGTAGATTTAAAGTTAGTTGGGTTCCATCTCAACAATTACAAAATAGAGTGGTACTTAAAAATGGTGTTAAATATCCTGGTAATGAACACATGGGAGCGTTTGGTTGCGACTCTTATGATATATCGGGAACCGTAGATGGAGCAGGATCTAAAGGAGCATTACACGGCTTAACCAGGTTTAGTATGGAGGACGCTCCTGCGAATAGCTTCTTTTTAGAATACTTATCAAGACCACCTACGGCTGAAATATTCTTTGAAGATGTATTGATGGCATTGGTGTTTTATGGAATGCCAATACTAGCAGAGAACAACAAACCAAGACTTCTTTATTATCTAAGAAGAAGAGGTTATAGAGGGTTTAGCATGAATAGACCTGATAAAGTTTGGAATAAATTATCAGTAGCAGAAAAAGAAATTGGAGGCATACCTAACTCAAGCGAAGATATAAAGCAAGCTCATGCTGCTGCAATTGAGATGTATATTCAAGATCATGTAGGAATGAAGCAAGATGGAACATTTGGAGATTTATATTTTAACGAACTATTAAATGATTGGAGTAAGTTTGATATAAATAAGAGAACAAAGTTTGACGCGTCTATAAGTTCTGGTTTAGCTATAATGGCTAATAACAGACATTTATACGCACCAAATGCAAAAATTGAAAAACCAAAAATAAATATAAATATTTCTAAGTATAGTAATACTGGAACTAATTCAAGAATAATTAAGTAATAAATATGGCAGAGTCTGGCATTAAAAGTTATTTCCCAAAACAAACCGTAAGTGATGCTGAAAAGTTGAGTTATGATTATGGTTTAAAAGTTGGTAAAGCAATAGAAACAGAATGGTTTAATAACGATAGAACTATTAGCAGGTATAAATCTAGTTTTAATGATTTTCATAATTTAAGATTGTATGCTAGAGGCGAGCAATCTATTCAAAAGTATAAGGATGAGTTATCTATAAATGGTGATTTGTCCTATCTTAATTTAGACTGGAAACCTGTTCCTATTATACCTAAATTTGTAGATATTGTTGTCAACGGTATTGCGGAAAGAACTTATGATATAAAAGCATATTCACAGGATCCTTTTGGTATTGAAAAGAGAACTCAATACATGGAGTCAATTATAAGAGATATGCAGACTCAAGAGTTCAAAGACGCTGCTATGCAAAAATTCAATATAAATCTTTACAAAAATAAAAAAGAAGATTTACCGAAATCCCAAGAGGAGCTAGAGTTACACATGCAGCTTAACTATAAGCAAGCTGTAGAATTAGCAGAAGAACAAGCTTTAAAAGTTTTGTTTGAAGGTAATAATTATGAACTAATAAAGAAAAGATTTTTTTACGATTTAACAGTTTTAGGTATTGGTGCCGCTAAAACATCTTTTAATACTTCTGAAGGTGTTACTATAGATTATGTTGATCCAGCTAATTTAGTATATTCATATACAGACTCACCATATTTTGATGATATATATTATGTTGGCGAAGTAAAAACTATTCCAGTTAATGAATTAGCTAAGGAATTTCCTCATTTATCAGAAAGTGATCTTGAGGATATAATGAATACTAAATCTACAAATAGATCTAATTATAATTCAATACACACTTACGATAAAGAAGATAATAATACTATCCAAGTCTTATATTTCAATTACAAAACTTACATGAATGAAGTTTATAAAGTAAAAGAAATGGGTACTGGTGCTGATAAAATTATACCTAAAGATGATTCATTTAATCCACCTGAAAATATGGAGGGCGGATATTCAAGATTATTAAGATCAATAGAGTGTTTATACGAAGGTGTTATGGTTCTTGGTACAGATAGATTACTTAAATGGGAAATGTCTAAAAACATGATGCGACCTAAAAGTGATTTTACTAAAGTTAAAATGAACTATTCTATTGTAGCGCCAAGAATGTATAATGGTAAAATTGATTCATTAGTAAAGCGTGTAACTGGTTTTGCGGACATGATTCAATTAACTCATTTGAAATTACAACAAGTAATGGCTAGAATGGTGCCAGATGGTGTTTATTTAGATGCTGATGGTTTAGCAGAGATTGATTTAGGTAATGGAACTAATTACAGTCCTCAAGAAGCTTTAAATATGTTCTTCCAAACAGGTAGTGTTATTGGTAGATCTTTTACGAGTGAAGGTGATATGAATCCAGGAAAAGTGCCTATCCAAGAAATAACATCTGGATCTGGTGGTAACAAAATACAAGCGCTTATAAATAATTATAATTATTACTTACAAATGATGCGTGATGTAACTGGGCTTAATGAGGCTAGAGATGGTAGTATGCCAGACAAAAACGCTTTAGTAGGTGTACAAAAATTAGCAGCAGCTAATTCTAATACGGCAACTAGACATATACTACAGTCTGGATTATTTTTAACAGCTGAGATAGCAGAGTGCTTATCTTTAAGGATATCAGATATTATAGAATATTCTCCGACTAAAGATGCGTTTATACAAGCTATAGGTACACATAATGTTGCTACGTTAGAAGAGATGTCTAATTTACATTTATATGATTTTGGTATATTTTTAGAATTAATGCCAGACGAAGAAGAAAAAGCAATGTTAGAAAATAATATTCAAATGGCATTGCAACAACAAACTATAGAGTTGGAAGATGCTATTGATCTTAGAGAAATTAAAAGTATTAAACTAGCAAACCAATTATTAAAAATACGAAGAAAAAGAAAATTAGAAAGAGATCAAGCTGTACAACAGCAAAATATGCAACAACAAGCTCAGTTAAATCAACAATCAGCTCAGGCCGCAGCACAAGCAGATATTCAAAAAAACCAAGCATTAAATGCTAGTAAGGCTGAGTTAATGCAATTAGAATCTCAAATAGAAACTCAAAAAATGGCTCAAGAGGTAGAAATGAAAAAAGAGTTAATGGAATTAGAGTTTCAATATAACATGCAATTAAAAGGAATGGAGGTCGAGGGGATGAAAGAAAGAGAAAAGCAAAAAGAAGATCGTAAAGATGAAAGAACAAAAATTCAAGCAACTCAACAAAGTGAGATGATTGAGCAAAGAAATAGTGGAAAACCACCTAAAAACTTTGAATCCTCAGGTAATGATATATTAGGTGGAGGATTTGATTTAGGAGCGTTTGAACCTAAATAAATTTATTAATTATTATTATATTATATTATGGCTAAAAAAGAAGAACCAACAGTAGATAATACTGTTGAAAAACAAAAAATTAAGAAAAAACCATCAATGAAGAAAATGAATACTAACACTGATGGTATAATAAAGGTTAACCTTGCTGAAACAAAAGAAGAAACTCAAGATGTTACAAAGGTTGATTTAAGTGAAACCAAAAAACCAAAAGAAAATGAAACTAAGGAAAACAACGCTGACAACAGCGGAGTGGTTGCAGAGTCTGAAAATGCCGACGCCCCACAAGAACAAAAAGAAATACAATCGGAAGCAGAAACACAAGAAACTCCAGTATTAGAAGAAATTACTGAAAAAGGAGAAGATATTGAAGTTGAAGTTGAAGCAACGAAAGAACAAGTTGAAGAGGCTACCATAGAAGCCGAAGTCACTGGAAAACCATTACCAGAGAATATTCAAAAGTTAATGGATTTTATGGATGAAACCGGTGGAGATTTAAATGATTTTGTTAGATTAAATCAAGATTATAGCAAATTAGATAATCAAGATTTATTATATGAATACTATAAGCAAACAAAACCTCATTTAAACGCAGAAGAAATTAACTTCCTTATGGAAGACTCGTTTTCTTATGACGAAGAAGTTGATGATGAAAAAGAAATACGAAGAAAAAAATTAGCGCTAAAAGAGCAAGTTGCCAGCGCTAGAAGCCACTTGGACGGGCAAAAGTCCAAATACTATGAAGATATTAAAGCTGGAAGCAAGCTTACAAATGAGCAGCAAAAAGCTATAGATTTCTTTAATAGATATAACAAAGAATCAGAAGAGACACAGAAGGCAGTTAAAAAAAATACTGATATTTTTACGCGAAAAACTAACGAAGTTTTTAATGATAAATTCAAAGGTTTTGAATACAATGTCGGTGATAAAAAATACAGATTTAACGTGAACAATGCTGAAGAGATTAAAAATACTCAAAGTGATTTAAATAATTTTACCAAAAAGTTTTTGGATAAAAAAAATGCTTTAACAGATGCTAGGGGTTATCACAAATCTTTATTTACAGCTATGAATGCAGATGCTGTTGCAAAACACTTCTATGAACAAGGAAAAGCAGATGCTATGAAAGATAGTGTTGCTAAAGCCAAAAATGTTGATATGAATCCACGACAATCTCATGGACAAATTGAAGCATCAGGCATGAAGTTTAAAGTGTTAGGTGATACGTCTTCTGATTATAAGTTTAAAATTAAAAATAGAAAATAAATAACAATTTAAAATTATAAAAAATGGCAATTACTCCAGGTAGTGTTCTAAATAGCACGCCGGCAGCAGTACAACAAGCTACGGCATCAAACTATTTAGACTTAGCGACAACCGCAAATCAAGGTTGGGCGCAACAATATTTACCAGATCTTATGGAGAAAGAAGCTGAGGTTTTTGGAAACAGAACAATCTCAGGATTTCTTTCGCAAGTAGGAGCTGAAGAGAGCATGACAGCTGATCAAGTTGTATGGTCTGAACAAGGTAGGTTACACTTATCTTACAAAGGAAACGTGTTATCAGGACAAGCTGCGGGTGGTACTATCGTATCCGGTGGTATCTTAGAAATCACTCACGATATAGATGGTAACGCGGTTACTGCTGGTGATGACGGTATTAGAGTTAATGATACTGTTATAGTAGCTAGTGCTAGTGGTGTTGTAAAAGCATTAGTAACAGAAGTTGATGCGGTAGCCGGGCAAGTTGAGGTTGCTCCTTATGGTGTGGCTTCTTTAAACGCAGCTGGTATTACTGAAACTGGCTCACAATCAGTTACTGTATTAGTTTATGGTTCTGAGTTCCAAAAAGGTAGAAGCTATAATACTTCTGCTGACGTTGGTAATAATGGTACTGCTACTGATCGTAGAGGTGCTAATGAGCCTTCTTTCAAAACTTTCATGAACAAACCAATTATCTTAAAAGATTACTACGAAGTATCAGGATCTGATGCATCTAGAATTGGTTGGGTTGAAGTATCTGCTGAAGATGGACAAAGTGGATATCTTTGGTATTTAAAAGCTGAATCTGACACAAGAGCTCGTTTTACTGATTACTTAGAAATGTCTATGTTAGAAGGTAAAATGGGGGGTGCTCTAAATGCGGGTGCTACTGGTCATCCGGTTGTAGCTGCTGCTGATTTAACAGACGACGCTTTTGATCTAGCTTCAGGTACAGCAACAGGTACTCAAGGTTTGTTTGATGCTGTTGAAACTAGAGGTAATGCTACTGCAGGTGTAGTTCCTGGTGGTGGTGTTTTAACTGATGTTGATGCTATCTTAGCTGAGTTTGACAAGCAAGGAGCTATTGAAGAAAATATGATATTTTGCAATAGAGATACATCTCTAGCTCTTGATGACATGTTAGCTTCAATGAACTCTTATGGAGCTGGTGGTACATCTTACGGTGTATTCGACAACTCTGAAGATATGGCGTTGAATTTAGGCTTTACTGGATTCCGAAGAGGTTCTTATGACTTCTACAAATCTGACTTCAGATACTTAAACGACAAAGCTACAAGAGGTAGTATCAATGATACTTATACACCTGGTTCTATTAGAGGTATATTTATACCAGCAGGTGTAAGCTCAGTATATGACCAACAGTTAGGAAAAAACATGAAACGTCCTTTCTTACATGTTCGTTATAGAGCTTCGTCAACTGACAACAGAAAAATGAAAACTTGGACTACTGGTTCAGTTGGAGCTGCTACATCTGCTTTAGATGCAATGCAAATCCACATGCTTTCTGAAAGATGTTTAGTTACTCAAGGTGCAAATAACTTTATGTTATTGAACTAAGACAATTTTAAAAGGAGAGGGCGGCATGCATGTAAACGCTCTCTGCCCTCTCTTTTTATTTTATTAATTTTATTATATATTATATTATGGCAAAAAAACAAAAAATAGAAAAGGTAGAGGTACCTGTTGTTGAAACACCAGTTGTTGAAACACCAACACCTGAAAAAAGTGAATTAAAAAAACCAAGTTGGGAAATAAAAGAAAGAGCATATTTTTTAAAAGGAAACGCAAGACCTCTTTCTAGAATTATAAGAGGTTCTAGTCTTTATTATTTTGACGAAGAAAAAGGTTATGAAAGAGAAATCAAATACTGTCAAAATCAAAACACTTGTTTTGTTGATGAAATGAAGGGTGACCAAAGAATGGAACATATAGTTTTTAGAAATGGAGTATTACACGTTCCTAAAGAAAAAACAGTCTTACAAAAATTCTTATCTTTATACCATCCAGATAGAAACAAAGTATATTTTGAGCATAAGCCAGTTGAAATAGCTGCAACGCAAATAGAGACTCTTGAACTAGAAGCTGATGCAATTATAGCTGCTAGAACACTCGATATAGATATTGCTGAAGCAATTATGCGTGTAGAGATTGGTTCTAAAGTATCTACAATGAGTTCTAAAGAAGTAAAAAGAGATTTGCTATTATTTGCTAGAAAAAAACCTCAACTGTTCTTAGATTTATTAAATGACGATAATGTTGTTCTTAGAAATTTTGGTATTAAAGCTGTAGAAGAAGGTATTTTAAAATTATCTTCAGATCAACGAGTGTTTACGTGGGGTTCTAATAATAGAAAACTAATGAATGTTCCATTTGACGAACATCCATACTCAGCTTTAGCTGCTTGGTTTAAAACCGATGAAGGAATGGAGATTTACTCCAATATTGAAAAAAGATTAAACAATTAATCAAACTGTAGATGCAGTCGCTCTACGGGGCGATTGCAAACTACAAATTATATTATATGGAAAATAAAAACAAATCAAAAGGTTTAGGTGATACTGTGGCAAAAATCACGAAGGCAACTGGTATAAAAAAAGTTGTAGATACGGTTAGCAAAGCAACTGGCAAAGATTGTGGTTGTGGCAAAAGACAGGATACTTTAAATAGATTATTTCCTTATAATAATTAAAAAGAAATTATGGTAAATATAGATACGGTATATCAAAGGGTTTTAGTTTTTGCTAATAAAGAGCAGAGAGGTTATATAACACCTCAAGAGTTTAATATATTTGCCGGTCAAGCACAACTAGAAATTATAGAGCAATATTTCTATGATATAAATCAATTTGAAAGAGGTAATGGTAATAACACAGAGTATTCTGATATGGTTACCTTGATACAAGAAAAACTAGGTGCTCTAACAAAAATACATATATTTCCAAAAATAACCGGTATGTTAGGTTTTCATCCATTACCTGCTGATTGTTACAAAATAGGAACAGTTACTAAGGGTGGTGTTATTCGAGAAGAAATTGATGAAATAACTTATTCGGAATGGACAAAGTATAATAAATCACCATTAACAAAATTTACTTTTAACACAAGAGGTTATGTTGTTACTAATTGGGATCCAGTTAACAACGCTTCGGTTAGAGGTATACAAGTTTATCCTAACAATAGTGATATGGAAGGTGGTATAAAAATGAGTTATGTTAAAAAACCAGAAACTCCAAGATGGGGTTATTTTGTAGTTGGCGGTAAAGCTCTTCACGATACTAGTATATATGATCCAAATACTGGTTTAGGTAAAACAACACATTTTGAATTACATGAAGCAGAAGAAACTGAATTAGTTTATAAAATATTAAAATTCGCTGGTTTATCTATGAGAAGAGATGATGTAGCAAAAGGTGGACAAGGATTAGAGTCAATATCAGTTCAACAAGAAAAACAATAAAATATGGCATGGGATAATCAAAATCAGTTAATAACAGTACACGAGGACAATTATTATAATCGGAAGAAGAAAGATGGAACCGGTAGTTACGCCAGAGAATTTGAGCCTGGCAATTATCAATTTGTAACATTACAAACTGTTATGGATCAGTTTATGATATCTTATGTTGGTAAAGACAAAATTATACCAACTGTAAATAAACTTGATGTACAGTTTCATGCCATGAGAGGTTTACAAGAATTTTCTTATGACACACTAAAATCATATAAAGGTTTTGAATTTACATTACCACCTAAATTAAGCGTAATATTACCTCAAGATTTTGTTGCTTATACACAAGTTAGTTGGAGCGATTCAAACGGTATAAAACATCCAATACATTATACTAACGACACTTCTAACCCAAGAAATCCTTACCAAACCGAAAACGATAGTCTACATGGTCAAGATAATCCATTTTCGCTACATGCTATAGGCACATTTACGGCTGGTAGTTCAGTTGTTGAATTAGATGGTTTATATCCAGAATTATTTACTTCTGTACAAGGTGTAGGTGGTGTAACAATCAAGTTTATAAACCCAGGTATGTTTGATGGTGTTACAGTATCTGGTGGTTTTAAAGGAGCGCATGTATACGCAGTTTGGCATGATAAAACTACTCAAAAAACTAGTATACAAATTAATAGTCCCAATGATGGTCATAATGTAAATAGCGTTCAAATTGTACCAAGTGTATCTGGAGACATGCATCTAGAATTTCACTATCAAAATCCTATTTCTATCCCATATGATCCTGCTAAAGCTAATTCATATAATTTAATACCTGGTGTTAAACTACCAATATTATATAATCCAGTATTTAGTGCTACTCATAATAAAATTACAGCCGCAAGTCCTGCTGATGTAGCTGATATTAGAGTTGGTATGAAAGTATGTTGTAGTAACGAATATTTTAATAATCAAAATTGTCTTGTTCTTGATGTTGATTATGAAAATGGATTTATATGGGTTCATGGTCCTCAACAAACAGCCAGTCATAACAGTCCTTTACCAGCGGGAACACCATTAATAGCAAGCACGGTGGCACCTACTGGGACAACCTTTACATCTGTACCATCGCTTTGTTTTGTAGATGAAGATATATTAGCGAAAAACGCTCAAAGAAGAAATCATGGTCCCCATATGTATGAAGAATCTGATACTTTAATTTCTTTTAAAGGTTCTAATGAGTATGACGAAGCTACTGACGATGAAATTAGAGCACTTGGAGGAGCGAAGTATGGATTAGATCCTCAAAGAGCTAATGCAAATGGAACTTTTTATATTGATCAAGATAAAGGAACTATGCGATTTAGTTCTGATTTAGTAGGTAAAACTATTATTATAGATTATATAAGCGATTCCTTAGGTCAAGTAAGAGAACAAGTGGTTCATAAATTCGCAGAAGAAGCTATGTATAAATGGATAGCATATGCTGTTTTAGCAACACGTTCTAATACTCCAGAATATTTAGTAGCGAGATTTAAAAAAGAAAGATTTGCGGAGATGAGAAAAGCTAAATTAAGATTACAAAATATAAACTTTAAAGAATTTACTCAAATTTTAAGAGGTAAATCAAAACTAATAAAACACTAGTATATGCCAGAGATGAAGCGTAATTTTACCAAAGGTAAAATGAACAAAGATCTTGACGAAAGACTTGTTCCTAATGGTGAATATAGAGATGCGATGAATGTACAGGTAACTACCTCAGAAGGATCTGACGTAGGTACTATTCAAAACGTATTAGGTAATACGCCTGGTTGTGATGTTAATATCGCGGGCGCGGGCTCTTATACCGTAGGATCTGTTTCTGACGAAAAAAATGATACTTTATATTGGTTGGTCTCTGGTCCAACTGGAGCCACGGAGGAAACTGAATTAGTTAATGTCGATATGTCTGACATGATACTTCGTAGAAAACCAGATCCAATTAATGGTGGTTATACTTGTGAAGCTGTTTTTGTTGATAATTACGCTTTTTCACTTGTAAATAATATGGTATGGGATGGAAGTTCTGATTCCGTAGATTTTTATTCTGCTGGATTACTCTCACAAATTACAACAGATTGGACTATTACAGGTGTTAATAATGACGGTAGTACATCTTCCATAGAAAATATAAGTGATATAAGCACTGGAGATAGCTTTGTTTTTGATTGGAGTTTTATAGCATCAGCAAATCCAGTATACGATGATTTTTGTGTTGGGCCCAGTCAACAATGTAATGGTGTTGAAGTTTTATTCCCTGTAGAACAGGATGATTGTTTTAATTGTCCGCCAAACCCAAATACTTGGAGTAATAACCTTGGACTTTGGGCTGCTCCTATTGTATTTTTACGTGGATATGCTGGACCATCTTTACTTAACAACTACATAGATCTTGATCCATATGGTGGTGGTGTTAATATATCAGGAGCGCCACATGTTTCTCCTACACCAGGTTGGCAAATCACGGCAGAAACCACTGTTAATGTTAATTATAGTGATAATACGGGTGAAACTTTATTACAATTAACTTTAGACGCTCCTATTACTTTCGGCGCATTATTCCAACCTGGTGTTAATTGGACACCAACACCAACTGTTTGGACTATCCCGCAAAATTGGTATTTAGCACCTATTGGGTTTACGATTGGTGCACAAGCAATACCGGCTATTATAACATCAAATACACCAACGGTTAATTATCTTCCAGATAGTGGTTGGATAATATTACCACCTCAATATGATGTAAATGATTATAATATAAACGACACTATAGTTTTAGATCAAAATTTATTTACAGAACAAGCAGGTTGTATAATTGGTATTGATGGTTCTAATAATATGTTACAAGTTGATGATTGTAATGGAACATTTCTTGAACCTCAACTTATTATGCCTGGAATACCAAATCCATATATACAGCAAGGTATAATAGTTTTAGACGAATCAATATCTTTAATAGGTCCAGATCCTGCAATTCTTAATAACTATGACAATCTTTTCCTTCAAGGGCCTAGGGTTTTAAATTTTGATCATGGTGATTTAATTTTGGGTATAAATATAATTGATGAATTTTTAATTTGGACAGATAATAAAACAGAACCAAAGAAAATAAGTATACCTCGTAGTGCTGCTGGTACAAATCCAAATGGTACCGTTCATACTAATGTTATAGTACCTGATGCTAGTGGAAGTATTACGCCTGGTATTAACAAAGGTCCAGCAAGAGAAGAACATATAACAGTTATTAGAAAAGCACCACATAGACCACCAACGTTAAAAATAGGCACGGAATTAAGAGAAGGACCTATAGGATTAGGCTATAACGTAACGATGCTAGGGAATTGGTTTGATGCTGTTGGCGAGCAATTATACATTTCAATTAACGATGTTGACTCAGTACCGTGTGATTTTATTGTTGGAGATATGATAGGTTTAGGTATACCTGGTATGGGTGTGCTTCCTGGTGAGACATTTTTAGATGGATACCAAGTTACATTAAAAATATTAGAAATAAACGAAGGCCCATGGACTAGTTCAGATGGAACTTATAGTGTAGCAGCTGGGACAACAGCGTATTTAGTAGAGATTATAACTTTAGTTGATGACGCACCTTTTCAAGGAGATAATTGGGAGTTGGAATTAATAGATGATGAAAACTTTTTATTTGAACGTAAACTACCTAGATTTGCTTATAGATATAAATACGTCGACAATGAGTATTCTACATATGGACCTTTTTCTGATGTAGCATTTTATCCTGGAAGTTTCGAATACCAACCAGTAAAAGCATACAACGAGGGTATGACAAATAGAATTAGAACATTGTCAATACAGGATTTTATTCCTAGTGATATACCAGAAGATGTTGTGCAAGTTGATATTTTATATAAAAACGAAAATTCTCCTATAGTTTATTTAATGGATAGTATAAGAGAGAACGACGCGGGGGGAATGAATAACGCTTGGAATTCTGTTGGTAGTAATGATCTTGCTGGATCAGCTAAAGGATCTTATAAAATAACAACAGAAAATATATACTCAGCATTACCAGCTAATCAAATGTTAAGAACTTGGGACAATGTACCCAAAATTGCTTTAGCACAAGATATTAGTGGTAATAGAATTATTTATGGTAATTATAAACAAGGTTATACTATAGAAGAGTTCGCTAATGATACTAGTGGTAAATTAGTGCCAAATATTAATATTAATTTAGTAGCTAGACCAGCTTTAGAAGAAGATATTTATTTTGCGCGAAAATCTATAAAATCGCTTAGAGATTATGATTTAGGTGTTGTTTGGGGAGACAAATATGGTAGAGAAACACCAGTAATAACACCTAGTAGTGGATCGTTTGCTGTTCCAAAAAGTCAAGCTGAAAAATCTAATTATATAAAAGCTAGTTTAGAAAAATCTCCTCATTGGGCAGAATATTATAGATATTATATTAAAGAAACTTCTAATCAATATTATAATTTACCTGTAGATAGAATTTATGATGCAGAAGATGGTAATATTTGGGTTTCCTTTCCATCTGTTGATCGAAATAAGGTAGATGAAGATACTTATATTATATTAAAAAAGGGTTCTGATACAGATATTTTAATACAAGAAAAAGCTAGATACAAGATTGTTGCTATAGAAAACGAAGCCCCAGAGTTTATAAAAACAGAATACGAGCAGTTAGCTAGAACTAATACAGATTCCACAAGGTATAGTCACTCGTGTCAAATGTGGGGTGGTGGAGTTAACGCTGGTGCTCCAAATGGAAATACTGGTTGTACTATATATCCGTTAGCACAAGGAGTTATGAGTCCACCTGTTATCGGAAGAAAATCTTTTAGTATACATCGTGACCATTGGAAAGGTGATTGGAATGATACAACCAAACAAATGGGTTTACCGGATTTGGTAAAAGTATTTGCTGATATTACCGCTGATAATACAACAGACGAATTTTATGTTAGTTTTACAAAAGAGACTGTAAATAACGACGGTAGTTTGACTGTTATAGCTGGTAGTAAATATAGAGTTTTAGAAATCATAGATCATGATAATGTACCCGTTGATCATAACGCATATGATTCGAATGGTGATGGTAGTAATGATGTGGCTGCTGGTACTCTTACAATTAATGCATACGAAGTAAAACTAAGCGAACCAATAAAAACTAGTGATGAATTTATAGTAGATGCGTATGATTCCAATGGTCAATTACTAAATGACGATATACATATTATTTTTTGGAAAAAGACTATAACAAATAAGCCTGAGTTTGATGGTAGGTTTTTTGTTAAAATATATTCTGATGGTACTGATAGAAAAAACTTATCATCAGAACCAGCTTTGATCAAAAACTGGTCAATAACAGGTACAACTCCTTTATATATGATATGGGACACAAATGATGGTGTTCAAAGTACAACAGGGTGGCTTAATGATTTGTCTTTAGATACATTTAATTTTAATACTACTGGTGTTCCTGGTGGTAGCACTTACACCAAAGCTGATTGGAATTCTCATTTAAAGTTTGGTGGAGTTAATGTAACTTCTAATTGGTTTGTTGACGCAGCGAGTTTTGCGAGTCAACAACCTAATAGTAACAATAACTATTCTAATATTACAAGAACTTTCCCAGGACCTTTAGGACTAAATATTGATAGTTCTGATACAACGACCTCTGTTTCCTATAATATGTATTGCCATTCTTGTGCATTTGGCATGGGACTTTCATTACCGGGTGGTAGTTTTAATGGTACTGGAGAAAGTACTGGTCTTGTTGGTATGAAAGGGGCTTTTGTAGATAGTAATGCACGTAAAAAATTAGATATAGGATTTTCAAAAATAGGACCTACTGGTAACACTGGATCTGGTGGGAGATACGAAGGTTATAGCGTTAATTGGCAAGTTGGTGATGCTTCTAATTCTTATCATGATGAAGAAAAAGCCGTTGTAGAAGGATTACAAATTAATAGAAGATTTAGATTGCAAGGGAGTCCTGTTATATATAAAATATTAGGTGTAAATAAGTTTAGACTTTTTAACTATCAAGGTGAAAAAACTGCCACTCCTGTTAAAACGTATATAGGCTTCCCTTATTATAAAACTTTTTGGAACACTGAGCATTTAGATCAAGTTCAACTAATGGCTGAACAAAGAAACCGTAGAATTACTTATAGAATATGGTACGATGTTGATCTTACAGCGACAGATCCAGCTGATTTGGTAAGTGGTTTAGCTGGTACAGTACCTGAGTCAACGGCAGATACTATTATGGATAATGCAGAGTGGAGTAATATATCAAACGTATTAGATGGTGGTACTGTAACTAGTGTTAATTTAGAGTTTTTAGAAGAATTTAATGTAGAGGGAGAGAATAAAATAAGTGCTAATCCAGCTATATTTGAAACAGAACCTAAAGAAGATGCTGATTTAGATTTATATTATGAGGCGTCTTCAAGCTTCCCTACGCTTCCAATAACAAATACGAATAAACATATTTATATACCTGTAGGTTCTACAATTGAAATACCTGATTCGTTTCAAACTTTAGCTTGGACAGGTACAGCTCTTACACCGGGAACGTTTGTTACTAGTTGGGAAACTGTAAATCCTTATATTGGTCCATTTCCACCTCAAATACTTACTGTTAATTTATCAAACTCTATATTAGTAACAGATATATCGTTACTTATTGGCTTATGGAATGATATTACATTTTTAAGAGACGACGGTACTTATGTGTCAGCTAAATTCGTTGGCTTTGCTAATTATTATACAGAAACAGATCCTAATTCCCCCAATGTTGGTCAACTTGTAACTGCTTCTCTTCAATTTAATCCGAGCACTTCTGTAGGATTAAGTTGGCATAATTGCTGGTCTTTTGGTAATGGTGTTGAATCAAATAGAGTTGGTGATACATATAACAAACCGTTTCTTGGTAATGGAGTTTCCGTATCTAGTATTTTAGAAGATAATTTCAAAGAAGAACACAAGAAATATAGTTTAATATATTCTGGAATATACAATTCTAATAGTGGTGTTAATAGTTTAAATCAATTTATCGCTGGAGAAAAAATTACTAAAGATTTAAATCCTATATATGGTACTATACAAAGATTAAAAGCTGGTTGGGGTCAAGGTGGTGATTTAATAGCCTTGTGTGAAGATAGAATATTAAAAATATTAGCTAATAAAGACGCGTTATTTAATGCTGATGGTGATACCAATGTTACTGCTACTAATAGAGTTTTAGGCCAAGCTATTCCTTACTCAGGTGAGTATGGTATTTCAAAAAACCCAGAATCATTTGCATCAGAGGCGTATAGAGCATACTTTACAGATAAAGTTCGAGGAACTGTAATGAGATTATCTAGAGATGGTTTAACACCTATATCAGATGCTGGTATGAAGGATTGGTTTAGAGACAATCTAAAATTAAATAATAAATTAATTGGAAGTTTTGATGATAAAAAAGATGAGTATAATATATCTTTAGAAAACACCACAGAAAATATTAGTAAATCTGTTAGTTTTAGAGAAGACGTAAAAGGATGGGTTAGTTTTAAATCATTTGTAACTAACAATGGTATTAGTTGTGCTAATGATTATTTTACATTTAAAGAAGGTGAACTTTGGTTACATCATCATGATGTCGCAGGTAATAGAAACACTTTTTATAATGTATTTACACCAACGAGTTTTGAAGTACTTTTAAATGATGCTCCGGATGTTGTAAAATCTTTTTATACATTAAACTATGAGGGTAGTGATTCAAAAGTAACCTTAAATTTATCAGATGATCAATACCATAATTTAACAGCAAAAAACGGTTGGTATGTTGACGCCATGTTTACAAACAAAGAAACTGGTGATATTTATGAGTTTATAGAGAAAGAAGGTAAATGGTTTAATTATATACGAGGTACAAATATAAGTTATAGCGCTACAGATGATAGTATAATAGTAAATCCTGACGGTAGTTCTACTTGGGATCAAGATAGTTTTGCAATACAAGGTTTAGGCGCTGTAGGTGGTGTTGGTTCACCATTAGCAGTATATGGATGTACTAATCCTTTAGCAACAAATTACGACGCTACGGCAAACACAGACGATGGTTCATGTGTATTTCCAGCACCAATTAATGGTTGTACACATGCTACATCTGTCGACTATGATGCTACAGCAACTAGTGATGATGGTTCGTGCACATGGCCTGGTTGTACCGATCCAAGCGCGAGTAACTATACTATTGGTTATCTAGGAGGTCCTTGGCCACCAGAGGCCCAAACTTATATAGGTATTGGAATGATTGATGATGGTTCATGTGTTTATTGTAACTATGGATGTATGGACCCAACAGCGTTTAACTATGACGCGAGTGCAACTTGCGATGGTGGAAACTGTATAGCCTCTCAATATGGTTGTATGGGACAAGCTATTATTCCTTGTAATGAATGTTTAAATTTCGATAATAATGCAAATACAGATGATGGAAGCTGTCAGTGGGAGTTTTGCGGAGAACCTGCAGATAGTCAATATAATTCTATTGCAGATGCTGAAAGTACAGGTTATATAGTAGCTGGCGTTGGATACGTTAACAACACGGTAGGATGTCAAGATGGTGGATGTACGGATCCAACTGCATTTAACTATAATCCAAATGCTTTGTGGAATGATGGTTCTTGTATCGCGGCAATTCCAGGTTGTACAGATCCAAGTGCATATAATTATAATGATTACGATCAAGATGGGTTTAGTAATGCACCAACTAATGATCCGACGATTGACGTTAATACTGATGATGGTTCTTGTATATATGAAAATACGTGTTACAAATGTGGTAATCGATCGACTGATGGTGCACCAGGATATATCGAGGAAGAAATAGTCTTCGAAGCGGTACAAGGTTACTGCCCACCACCACTTCTTGATCAAACAGCTGCTGATGCAGCGTTTGGAATAAACTTTAATATAGATGATTGTTGTATTGCAGGTTGTACAGATCCACAAGCAATTAATTATGATCCAACAGCCACATGTGATGATGGTTCTTGTACTGTTATACCACAACCAATATTTGGATGTCCAGCTGGTACAGGTGCTAGCAACGAGGATTGTGGAACCAATATTAGTCCTGGTGCTACATCTCCTTGTAATGATGGTGTAACTCAAGACGATGGATCATGTAACTATGACAACTACTGCGTGTATTGTGATTTAAACGGATATGTACAAGAGGTAAATTACTTAGGATTAAACGGGTTAAGCGTCGCGTCAGATCAACTATCAGGAGGGCAATGTAATCCAAACCCGAATGCGCAGCCTAGTCCCGGATATGAGTATACAACTGATTCTACCAATCCAAACGGCTCAGCTTGGACGTTTGTGTGGAATGGTGCTTGGCAAGGTGTTACAGCTGGTAGTGGTTGTGTTTTAGGCTGTACTGATGCTAATGCTGCTAATTACGATCCGCTCGCAACTTGGGATAATGGTAATCAGTGTATAGCTGCAATACAAGGCTGTACAGATCCTGCTGCTTGGGATTATGACCCTAGTGCTAATAGTGATATTCCATGTAGTTTCTGTACTCAAGATCCAGAAGATCCAGCAAATTATTGTGTTGGTACAAATACTCTAGTTAACGGAGTTCCCGTTTGGAATCAAACCGATGCTAGTAATTATGAATATATAGCACCTAACTCACCTTCAGGTTGTAGTATTTATCACAATGGAGAATGGTGGCAATTTAATAGTAACCTTGGAACTGACGTTACTCTTGAACCTGGAGTAAATAGTGGTAGTTTTGATCAAGGATGGGTTCGTTGTAACTCTATTGAAAATACTTGTACTGGTCCAGTAGTTAATGCCACTGGATTTGATGCGTGGTCCGCTGCTCACACTGCGGTTTATCAACCTGGTGATCTTGTTGAATATCCTGGTGGATCTGGAAACTTCTATATTTTCAATGCAACAGTAAATAATGGTGGTATGTATTATCCTGATAATAGTGCTTTATGGGATGATGCTAATAGTCCTTGGTTGTACTGTGCTAGTTGTGATAACTGCTAATATTGTTTAATAATTAAAAATAAAATATGCCTCTTATAAACTTAACTTTTGATAGTATGAATATCTCCGCGCAAGTTGGTGATATACTCCATTATTCTCATAGTGGGCTTAATGTTGGTGGTTTTGATAGCACCGCCTTAGGTAATACCGTAGTTATAGGGCCAATAGTAAATATAATAGACAATACTTTAAGTGGTGGTGTTGGGTGGACAGTAACAGTTAACCATATTAATGGAGATCCTCCTTTAAGTTTACCACCTCCAGCAGCCGGTGATTATATATCTTTTTCTAAAGATAAAACAGTTAATACTTCTAGCTTAGTAGGTTATTATGCTAACGTTAAATTTGTTAATGATTCAAATAATAAAGTAGAGTTATTCTCGGTTGGATCAGAAATTTCAGAAAGTAGTAAATAAATAATAATATGAATACAATAGGTGCTTTTAATATAGATTTGACAGATTTACCAGTAAGTTCTGAAACTAGAAACTTTACTATTCTAGGAAGTGTTGGTGCAATTTTTACTTTAGAAATTAAAAACGAAGATAGTTATTATTACAATTTCATTACACAAACTTTTCAAGCTGGTAAAGCTGGTTTATATGATATAGTTATAACAAGTGGTATTTATAGAAACTCTATTAAATTCCCAACTGTTGAAGATGATGATCATTATGATATTTATTTATTCGCCGGTCAAGACACTGAACATGGTCCATATAGTGAGGTTAGATTTGGAGATGATACAATAGATATAAATTCTTCTACTGGATCTAATTCAAAGTTAATGAGAAAAATTATATATCAATATACAAATTTAACTTTAACTTTATCTACATATGCAGCAACCGCTGCTTTTTCAATTACTAGTGCAGTTAATGATACTTTTACGGTATCTCGTGGTAGAGGTCTAGCAAAAGTTCCGTTTACTATATCTTGTTCTTCTAGTAGCGGTGCTTGCTTTAGAATTTTAAAACAACCTACATCTAATGATATTCTATCGTTTATGGAACCAACGGTAGGAGCAGCTCCAGAATTATTACCAGGTGAAAATGAATACCCAACAGCTAGAGCTGCTTTTACTGGAGATGATGTTAATGGCGCTGTAACTAGTGGGAGCGTAGTTAGAATGGATAATACTGATTTATCTGCTGTTATAGAAGTTGGAGATAAAATAACATCACCTGTTACAACAGATACTGTAGATGGCGCTGTTTCTAGTTCTAATAGAATTGTAATGGATAATAATGTTGCCACAAAGATGGCAGTTGGAGATCAAGTTACAGGTACCGGTATTTCAGATGGATCAGTAGTAACTGTTACTCATTTAAATCCAGATAGTGATAACGTTAAAGAACTTCAAGTATCAGAAGCTGTTAGTATAAGTGACGGTGTTACTTTGACTTTTAGTTCTCAAGTAAATAGAAGTTTAACTACTGTTACAGTTGTAGAAACTAGTGGCACAGCCACTGACTTTACAATGTCACAAGCTATTCAATTTCGCGATAATCAGCCTTTAACTTTTACACCGCAAATGAATTACCAATGGCCACTAGATAGTATTAAAAATATTAAAGAAGACATGATAGTAGTACCAGGTACAAATGTTACTGCAAATACATCTGTAGGTAAATACGAGGATACTGTAACTTTATTTGCAGATACTGCTGATGAAAAAGTAATAGTAAAAAATAGTGCGCCAGCTTTAAATACAAAAGCTCAAAAACCAACAATAGTAAAAGGTTTAGTAACAGTACAACCTGGAAATGTGGTTTTTGATAAACAACAGAAATTAGCTTTGGCAGGTGACGCTATGAAAATAGGTGGATATGGTACGGATCACATTTTAGATATACATGGATATGAAATTAAGTTTACTGATTTAGCTATAGAATTAACGGATGTAACAACTACTACTACAGCTGCTTCAACAAATAGTACAAGTGTGGTTGTAGCAGCTAGAGACGGAATATTAAATTCAGTTAGTACTGTTAGCGGTATAGGTATAGATCCCTCGGTGGTAGCACCAACCGTAAATAGTGGTGCCAGTACTACGGGTGCTGGAACAATAGTGTTGAGTGCGGCTCAAACTTTAGAAAATGGTATAACATTAACTTTTGATGGTGCTGGTAAAACAGCTACTATAACTGGTTTTGTAGAAGTTTTAAAAGCGGGTACTGCTGACGCAACGTTAAGGTTTGATGTGGAAAAGCTTCTAACATCAACATAATAGTAAAAAAATAGTCAAAACTGTGACTATATTAGATATAAATTAAATTAAATTATGTCTAAAAATAAAGTTGTTAAAAATTCAAGAAAAAAAATATTATCATTAGAAAAATCTTTAATAGATATAGCTGACGGAATAAATATAGAAGGTGATGGTAAACATATAATTACTGAGAGTAAAATAGCTCCAGTAAAGCATACTTTTGCTGATAGTATTTACGTTAGACAAATGGATATAAAAAAAGGTGGTGTTGTGGTTGGAGCAATACATAAACACTTACATGTTTGGTTTTTACTAACCGGACATATTTCTGTAGCTACGGAAAATACAACAGAAGATTATATAGCTCCTTGTTATGTGGTTTCAACACCGGGAGTTAAAAGAGTTATACTAGCAAATGAAGATTCTATATTTGTAAATATACATAAAAATCCTTCTAATACCCAAGATATAGATCAATTAGAAAAAGAAATAGTAGCTTTAAATTACGAAGAATATGAAGAATATATTAATAAAAATAAATAGATTATGGCATTTGCAACAATAGCATTAATAGGAGCGGGTGTAGCGGCAGCTGGTGGTATAACTAAACTTGGTATGTCTCTAGCTGGTAGAGGAAAAAGAATAGAGGAGCAAGAGAAAGCTAAAGAAGAAATGGATAAATTCAAAAAAGAATACGAGAATTTAGACACTAGTAACTTAGCCGCTAATGTACGTAATCAGTATGCCAATATGGAAAACACATATGAAGATCTTACTGTAAACCAACAACAAGCCCAATTTGAAGCAGAACAAATACAACAACAACAAGCTAATATAATGCAAGGTATGCAAGGTGCGGCGGGTGGTTCTGGTATAGCTGCTTTAGCGCAAGCTATGGCACAACAAGGTCAATTAGCAGCGCAAAGAGCTAGTGCTAGTATTGGAGCGCAAGAATCTAAAATACAACAATTACAAGCTGGTGAAGCTAGTAGACTTCAAATGCAAGAAAGAGCAGGTGAGGTTCAAGCGCAACAAATCAGACGTGCTGGTGCTCAACAAGCTAGAAGTTTAGAATGGCAAAAAACTGGAACATTACTAGGTATGTCACAGCAAAGACTAGGTGCTGCTAATCAGGCTAGAGCAGAAGCTAGAGCACAGCAAATGAGTGCGATTGGAGATATTGCAAGTGCTGGTATGCAAGTTGCTCAAATAGGTATGAAAGGCATGGGTGGTGGTGGTGCTACCCCTCAAAGTGGCGGTTATTTAGATGCTGCGGGTAACGAGGTTAGTGTAAACCCTGAGTTTGCAAGTGAATTTGAAAAAATATAAATATATGAGTGATACAAGTTTAATACGAGGTGCGGCTACAGCATATAAAAACTGGGATAATGTTCCTGGAATATATGATGGTTTAGATAAGGCAATTGGAGGTGGTATGGAAATGATGGAAGAAGGTCTTACTGGTTTAAAAAAAGAAAAAATAATAGACGAACAATTAAAAGGTCAGTTTAATGAATTAGCCACTGATATTTATGACAACTATGATGGATCGTTTAAAACAGATGTTGATTATAAGCATACAATACAAGAAGTTAAAAGCATGGAGCAAGAATATTACGATGCTTTAAAGAGCGATGATCCAGAGTTATTAACTAAAGCTAAGTTAAGATTTAATAATTTAGACAGCGAAATACAAACAACAAAAGAATTAAGAAAATCAATAACAGATCCAGAGTTTGGAATGTCTAACGCTGTAAAAGGTTCTAATCGTTTAATTGTAAATACTTGGTTAGCTGAAAATTACGAAAAGTCTGGTGAAGGTGGAAATTATACTTATACTATGGATATTCCTGGTCTTGGTAAAGTAACTAAAACTAGACAGGAGATAGAAGCAATGGCTCTTATGAAAAATAATCTTCCTAACGAAGCTTATACAAAAGTATTTAGAAAATATATAGGCACTAAAAAAGCAGGGAATAAAAAACTATTAAAACATGATCTTGGGCAAAACGTTGTGCCTACTAAAAAAAATGATTTAGATGTTTTTTTAAATGACGAAGGTTTTGCAGCTGGAGGAACTTTTACAGATTTAATGATGAGACCTGACAATAAAAAATATTATAGCGAGCTATATGGTGATATAATAAAAAGTTATGATATGAATCCTACTGAGGATGATTATGATGAATTTGTAGATGCTATAGCTAATCCTAACAATAAATTCTGGCAAACACAACCAAAAGGTTCTTGGGAAGAAACATCTAGAAAAATAGCTATAGAAACACTTACCAATGCCGTTGTAAATGGACATAATGAAACTTGGGGTGTAGGTGAAGAAGAAGGTGAGAATATAGATGATATCTCTTAATAAAATATAATATGAGCGAAGTATTTGTAGATAATAAATATCAAGGTGGTTTTGTTGGAGATTTAGAAACTTTAACAAGTCAATTTCAACGTGGAGATATAAATAATCCATTAGACGAATATGACGTTGAAGCCTTAATTTCTTCTCAAAAAAATATTGATTTAATTATAGATAATAAAATACCATTAACTGATGAAGCTAAATTTGAGTTAAACAAAGTATTAAAATATCATGACGAAGATTATGTAAATAAATTTAGATCAACTTATTTTACACCGCAAGAAGTCGATTCACTTTCACAATCACAATCTCGTTCAGAAACTATCACTACTGATGTAAAAGAATCTAAAAGACCAAAAACTCACGAACGATTATGGAAAGCGCTAGTAGATAAAGAGCTTTATAGTGGTGATTATAATAAATTTCAAGAACAATTTTCTACACCAGAAACACAACAAAGATTATTCAAGTCTCTTAAAGCGAAAAAACTATACAGCAAATCTGCTGGTGATTTCATGAATACATTTTTTCCAGTTATTGAAGAACAAAAAGTAGAAACAGTAGTAGAAGATACTCCAGAAACAAAGGTTCAAAACATACAGAAAGATGATAAGTCTTCAGTAATCGAACGTTCTTACATGCAAGAAGACGAAAGTTATGATGATTTTTATAATAGAATAACGCCTACTACTAGAGAAGTAGAAGAAGAAGTTTATGATGCTAGTTATAGAGGTTTTGTAAAAAAACCAGTTACCAAAACAGTTATAGATGGAATAGCAAAAATAAAAGACGGCGTTTATGTAAATGAAAATAACGAACCAGCTACCGAAGAAGAAATACTTAGATATACTGAATTAGAGCAGTTAAACAATATTCGTCAAGAATCTTTTGCTATAACATCTAGATCGGCGGGTGATTATAGTGATTTGTCTGCTAGCGAAATTGTAGAAGCTGGTAAAAAAGAAAAACTAGAAGATGTTGATGTAACTCAAGTTGGTGAAATAAAACCAGAATTAGACTATGAACTTAAAGATTATTTAGAATATAATCAAGAACAATTGATAAATAATTGGGAAAATTTTTTAGTTAAAACCAACGCGCCAATAATAGCAAGACAAGAAAAAGAACAACAAGAAATATGGGATTCAAAGTGGGAAGCATTTTTACAAGAAAATGAATCTACTATAAATGGAGAAGTAAAAGCTTTAGAGCAAGAAGTTTTATCATTTTGGGAACCTCAATTTAAAAAAGCTAAAACCCAATCAGAACTTGACAATCTAATTAGTGAGGCAGAGGAAGATCTTAAAACAAGTATAAATCTTCAAATAAACGATCGTTATAAAGACATGTTTAACCAGTTGATGCTAGAGGACGAAGAATTAAATGTTATAGGAGCTAGACATCAAGAGGAATGGAAAGTAATACAAGAAAAACAATGGGATCAATATGCTAAAAATATTAAACCAAAATATGATATTTTTACACCTAAAGTTTTAGATGAAATAGGCGAAAACTTAGATCAAAATTATAATTTTCAATATAAACCTGGTCCAGAGCAAAAAATGTTATTACAAAGAGCTCTTGATGGATATATTAGAGAATTTGGTATTCCAGAAGGAAAAGAATTGGAAGATGTTAAAAATGAATATTGGTCGTATTTTTATAAAAAATTAGCGTTTGATCCATCGTCTACTAATGAAGATGGTACACCAACTTATTCTCAATGGGCTTATAAAGATATAGCAACAGGGGCATTAGAAGAAGCTAAGAAAGAATTAACAAGATTATCCAAAGACTACGAACCAATAAAAGTTCGAGTTTCCGCTAGAGAATACAGAACAATAACACCAGAACAACAAGCTAGAAATAATAACCCTGAGTTAGGTCAAATAATAGATTTTTCCCAAAGAGTTCTTGATAATCCAGAAGAAATGAGTAAAAATGGTTTTACTAATTTTTGGAAAGGATTAACATCATTACAAGGTCATGAGTATATACCCGTGGTAGGTGGTTTAGTTGAGCTTAATAACTCGGCTCATTTTTACGAATTATCTCAAAAAAAGGATAGAACTAAAATGGAAGACTTGGCTCTTTCAATATATGCTATTAAAAACGCGTCAGATAAAAAAGTTTCAGAACTAGGTAGCACGGCTTACAATGGTGGTAAAATAGCTGGTGGATCTGTATCCTTTATGGGTGAGGTTATACTTACTAGTGGATTGTATACTAGCGTTAGGAAAAGCATGTCTAAAGTTATAAAATCTTCTTTAGATAAAGCTATAAAAAGATCTACAGGTAAACAAGCTGCTAAAGGTGGTTTAAGATTTCAAAAAGGAACAAGTAAAATGTTGTTCGTACCTAAAAATACTACATATAAGATGGTTGATAGCGTGGGAGATGTTACGGGATTTTTATTTGCTACAGCTGCTCAAACTAGTGTTAATCCACAAAGGTATTTAAAGGGTATGTATGATAACATGACACCAGAGATTGCCTTTGCTTATACAGATCAAGTAGATGATCTTATAACTGATTTAGAATTAAACGCGTTAGTTGGCAGTGAAGACAATCCAGATTTAAAAGATGGAGACGATGTGTTAAAAGCTTTTGCCAAGGCTTTTGGTACTACATGGGCCGAGTACGCAACGGAACGTATGGGAGAATTACTACCTGGTATGGCTAAAGGTATGGCTAAAAAAATTGGACTAACATCTCCAGATTTTCTCAAGAGAATGAGTATAGGTCTTGTTATGCGTAAAATGGGGTTAAGTACGGTAGGAGAAGCTAGTGATTGGTTAAAAAGAACAGCTGGTTACCATGGCGTTTTTGGTGAATTAACAGAGGAATTTATTAACATGCCAATATCTAACATCATTAACGGTGAAACTTGGCACGAAGGATTTGACCAGCAAAGTATAAAAGAAATGACAGTTGGTATAGCTCCAACAGTATTCGCCATGAGTGGTGGTAATGTTTTGTACAATACAATGACTAATAAATCTAACCCATCTTATTGGGTTGATTACCAAAGACACGAAACAAAAGAATCTGCATTAAAACATTTAAATAGACTAAAATCAGAAGGTAGATTAAATAAAGATACAGATATAGAAATCAGAAATGATTACGTAGCCTTTGATGAGGTTTCAACTTTTTTAGAAGGTGAAGGACTAGATAATGAAATAATTAAAACTAGTGGACCGGGTATATCCGAAGGAAGTATAGTTGCTACTGAAACTGAAATGCTTGACGAAATGGACGATCCTAACCAAAGAAAAGAAGTGGAAGGTAGATCTGATCAAATAAAGGAAAAGCAAGACGCTATAGAGGCCTTAGAAGAGTTCATGAGAACAAAAAGAAGATCTACAGATAAAGAAAAAGAAGACGTCAATATTAAAATTAAAAAATTACAAGACGAAATATCTGATTTAAAAGCTGCAAATGAAGTTATATTAAGTCCTATTAGAGATTCAATTATTAAAAAGAAAAAAACCGAAGCATATCAAAAAGGTTTAGATAATTTAAGAAATATATATTCTAAAGGAAATAAAGGTAAAAATAAAGATGGTTCTGAAATTTTACAAGAAGCAACTTCAGATGAAGAGGTTAGAAGTATAATAACAGCAGATATATTAAGTCGAGATGGTCTAGAAGTAAACGACAACGGTGATATAGTTTTTATAGACAACGGTCAAAAAGTAAATTTAGATGATGCTAGTTTAAGATATATTGATAAACAAGTAGAAGCCGCTTTAACTTCACATGGTGGTTTCACTATGGACGCGGAGACTGGTAAAAAATTAATTGTAATTAATAAAAACAAAGCAATAGAAGGAGCTGGTTCAAACGTAGCTATGCATGAGTTTTTACATCACTTTCTAGTTGAAACGCTTAATAAACATCCAGAATTAAAACTAGCCGTTGGAGAAGCTTTAAGTAAACACTTGGTTAATATAGATCCTAAACAAATAAGAGATACTGATTTTAGAAAAAGAGTAATGACGTATCAACAAGACTTTGGGTATACAACATCAATGGAAGAAACATTAAATCTTCTATCTGATGCTATAGCTAATGGTACTTATCAATATAATGAGTCAGCAATGACTAAACTTGGTGATATTATAAGGCGTGTAGCTAGTAGTTTTGGAGTAAGAGTAGAGTGGAAAGACGGGAGAGATGTATTTAATTTCATACGAGATTACAATAAAGCATTTGAATCTGGGAAATTATCAAAAGGTTTTCTAGAAACAATGGAACAAGGTGTAGTAATAGGTGGTAAAATAAAAACTGAAGCACAAGCCTTAAAGGACAAGCTTAAAGAAATTAGAAAAATACCTGGGTTTGAAGAAGTTAAACTAGAAGATGCTGCTGATGCTCAAATGTTATTTTCCAAAGACACTGAAAATCCTCTTGTAGGTAACGAAACTTTTCAAGAAAAAATACAAACATTATACGAGCAAGGAGATTTAGATGCAATACAAGAAGCTTATAAACCTAGAATAAAAAGAGTTCTTAGAGCAGAATGGGGTTGGACAGAAGAAATATCTGATAAGTTTGAAGGTATAGTTGAAGAAGCTGTTGGTCCAGATAGAGGTGTTTTACAATTAATTCTCGGTCCTGGAAAAACAAAATATGATCCAACTTTAGGTGTTCCTTTATCTGGGCATATAGGATCTGTACTTCAAAAAAGAGGTTTAAGTGAGTTTGTGAAAAGAGAATATCCAGAAGGTGTTATAGAACAACGTATGGGTAAAGAATCTGTAGCAAAAGAAGTCGCTAAGATAGAAACTAAACCGCAGGATGTTATATTAACAGATAAAGTTTTAGATAAATATATAACGCCTTTATTGTCTGATTTAAAGTTTACTAAAGATCAAATTAAAGTTTTAAGAGCAGAAGTTTTAAAAATTGTTGGTACTAAACTAAAAGCCTTAGACGCTGCTGTATCCAAAAATCAATCTATTAGTCCTATGATTGCTGATATGAAAAAGCAACTATATGTTAAAAACGGGCCAATACACAATGTAGTTTATGATATTATGACCGCTGACATGGCGGATATGATAAGTGAAAATCTTAAAGCTATAAATCCAAAAACTAAAAAGTTATACACAAAAAAAGAGGCTGAACATAAAGCTTTTAAAGATTCAGTAGAAAAGTTTTTCAAAACACCTAAATACAAAAAAGCAATTTTAGATTCTTTAACTACCACATGGTTGGCTAAATGGTTACCAATGGGTGTTCAGAAAAAGATAGTTGGTATGGGTTGGGTTAATCATGACGTTTGGGAAGGGAGAAAAAAGGGTACTAAACGAGGTGATGTTGAAGCTTGGCAAGCTAGCGAAGAAGGTCCTTATAAGGGTATGACTGATGGAAAGCAGAAGATAAGAAGAAATCCTAAGGCTACAACTGATGTAACGCCAGCAATGCTATTAAGTGCTTTTGTTAAAGGTAAAACGCCTACAGAAATAAAAAGAAAAGGATTAGAAAACATATCTTTAACTATAACTCAAGAACTAGGTTTAGAAGTATTCAAGGCTGACATGGTTAATGATGGTAAACTAAAGGAAGTATTTAAAAACAGACAAGATCTTTTTGATAGAATATTAAACGATAATTTTGTTGAAGAATTTGTTAGGCAATTTGAAAGAGGTACAACAAAATATAGCGCAGATGCCGCTAAAGAAATAACTTTAAAAACCGTTGAAGAGGCTAACCGTAGATTAAAAGAACAAATAACCGCTGGTTATGATGGTGCTGTCGAAATAATGGGTATGAAACCTATAAGCCTTAAAACAGAAGAAGGTAGAGAAGAGTATAGACTTTTCTTTTTAGAAAAAATAGTACCGATGCTTTCTAAAAGGGTTTTGTTAGCAATGTCTGGCAGTTTTACTGCTTCCGCTAGTACTTTAGCAAAAAATTGGAAAAGAAGATTTTTATTTAAGAATAAAACAGAGTTTACATACTTTTTAGATCAAGTAGAAGAACAAGGTCTTAGATTTGGTGTTAATCTTAGTGAGCAGCAAGAGCAAAAACTATACGACGCTGTAAAAAAAGAAGGTTATGGAAAGGCTAAATTAAAAACTCAAGAGAAAAAAGTTAAAGATAAAAAGTTTAAAGATAGTAAGGAGCAAGGTTTTAGATTATTGTGGGAAATGGTGCAGAAAGAAATACAAACAAATGAAAAAACTATACCTGGTTTTGCATTTTTAATGTCTTCTTCTAGTCAATTCCAAGGACATTTTATGAGAACTGGTGCAAAAATAGATTTTTTCAATACTTTAACTGGTAAAAATAGAGAAGAACATACTTCACCTATAACAGCTTTAGGTAAATACTTTTTTCTACATGCTGTAAAGGGTAATTTATTCACAGGTGGTAAAAATAGCATTTATGATAAGGCTATCAAATCTTATTTTCAAGGTTCTTTACCTGTATTTATGGATAATAGATTAAAACAAAAGGATGCTAATGGTAATTGGATATATGATTATTCAGATTTACCACCTTTAGAACATTTAACAGCTATATTAAATGGTGATATATCTATATGGGCTAGATATTTCCACCCTAACGTTAATAATAATTTTGATACAGATTATGATTCGATGTCTGAAGTGGATATCGCAAATGGATTACATGAAATAGGTGGTATAAATCCAAATATTTTAGTTTTAGCAAACGGCAATACGATAGCTAAAGAGTTTGGTGTTGATGTTAAAGGTAAAATAACTCCTGCTATAGCAGCTGCACAACAAGGTTTAATATATAGAATGGCTATTGGTGAGAATATAAGTGCTGCTAAAATAAAAGAAGTTTTAGACGGAGCGAGTAAAACACCAATTAAAAGTGAAGCTAAAAAACAAATGACATTAACTAATGCTGTGGTTGTTTCTAGATCTATAGATGCTAAACCTAAAGGTATTACTGTTTTTGATTTTGATGATACATTAGCTACTAGCAGGTCAAAGGTTATATCAACAGCTCCAGATGGTACCGTTAGAAAGCTAACAGCAGAACAGTTTGCTAAAGAAGGCGCTGATTTGTTAGATCAAGGTTATACACATGACTTTTCTGAGTTTAGCAAAGTTGTAAAAGGTAAAACAGCATCACTGTTTAATAAAGCTTTAAAATTACAAAAGAAATTTGGTCCTGAAAACATGTTTATATTAACGGCAAGACCAGCGGAATCAGCAGAATCAATACATGAGTTTTTAAAAGCTAACGGTTTAAATATACCATTAAAAAATATTACTGGCTTAGGTAATTCTACATCAGAAGCAAAAGCGCTTTGGATAGCTGATAAAGTTGGTGAAGGTTACAATGACTTTTATTTTGCTGATGATGCGTTGCAAAATGTACAAGCTGTTAAGAACATGCTAGATCAATTTGATGTAAAATCGAAAATCCAACAAGCTAAAATTAATTTTAGTAAAGACGCTAGCGATCAATTCAACGAGATACTAGAAGATGTTACTAATATTGATGCTGTAAAACGTTTTTCAGATACTAAGGCTAGAAAACGTGGCGCTAGTAAAGGTAAGTTTAGAATATTTATACCACCGTCACACGAGGACTTTGTAGGTTTACTTTACAACTTTATGGGTAAAGGTAGAAAAGGAGATGGACATAGAGATTTCTTTGAGAGAAATTTAATTAAACCATTAAATAGAGCTTATAGAGAAATAGATACAGCTAAGCAAGCTATAGCTAATGATTATAAATCTCTTAACAAAGCATTTCCAGATGTTAAAAAGAAATTAAAAAAGAAAACTTTTGATAATGATTTTACATTTGAAGATGCAATTAGAATTTACTTGTGGAATAAACATGGTTACGATATACCGGGGCTTAGCAAAACAGATCAACAAAAATTAGTTGACTTAGTGACACAAGACCCAGCATTACAAAATTACGCAGAAACATTAAACGTCATATCTAAACAAGATACATATGTAAGTCCAGGCCAAGGGTGGGAAGGTGGCAATATAAAAATAGATTTAATAGATGCTACTGGTAGAGTTGGTAGAGAACAATACTTTGCTGAGTTCAACGAAAATGCAGAGCTAATATTTTCACCTGAAAACTTAAATAAAATAGAAGCTGCATATGGTAAATCTTTTAGAGAGGCTTTAGAAGATATGCTTCACAGAATTAAAACTGGTGTTAATAGACCTAAAGGACAAAGTGGACCGGTAAATAGGTGGATGAACTTCCTAAATGGATCTGTTGGTACAGTTATGTTCTTTAATATGAGATCAGCTATATTACAGCAAATGTCTATTGTTAACTATTTAAATTTTGCTGACAACAATATGTTTGCAGCTGCCAAAGCATTTGCAAACCAAGCTCAATATTGGAAAGATTTTGCTTATATATTTAATTCAGATATGTTAAAGCAAAGAAGAGGTGGTATTGGTACAGATATAAACGGAGCTGAACTCGCGGAAGCTGTTAGTAAAGCAAGAGGTGGTAGTATATTTGATAAAACTGGTGTTTTAGTAGGTAAGCTTTTACAATTAGGATTTACACCTACACAAATTGGGGATAACATTGCAATATCAATTGGTGGTGCTACTTTTTATAGAAATAGGATAAATAAATATTTAAAAGACGGTTTAAGCAAAAAAGAAGCAGAAGCAAAAGCGTGGACTGATTTTCAAAATATAACACAGTCAACACAGCAGTCATCTAGACCTGATATGACTTCGCAACAGCAAAGCATGTGGATTGGAAAGATGGTATTAAATTTCCAAAACATTACTTCTCAGTATAATAGAATAATTAAAAAAGCTGCAAGCGATATATATAATAGAAGAATGACACCGCCTAATACTACGCAGTTCCAAAGTGATGCTTCTAACATGTCTAGAATATTATATTATGGCGCAGTGCAAAATGTAATATTTTACAGTTTACAAACAGCATTGTTTGCAGTTATGTTCGGAGATGAAGATGAAAGTAACGAACAATTTTTAAAGAAAAAAGAAAGAGTTATAAATGGAACAATTGATTCTATATTAAGAGGATCTGGTATATATGGTGTTGCTATTTCTACTTTAAAAAACATGGCTATAAAATGGTTTGAACAACGGGAAAAAAGTTACAATAAAGATGAAAGTGCTGTTTTGATGGAACTTGCAAATTTCTCACCAGTTGTTGGTATTAAGTCTAGAAAAATAGTTAACGCTGAGAAAACCATTAATTATAATGAAAGTGTTATAAGTGAAATGGAGACATTTGATGCTGATAATCCAGCTTGGTCTGCCGCTACTAACTATATTGAAGCTTTAACTAATCTTCCTGCTAATAGATTATACCAAAAAAGTATAAATATTAGAAATGCTTTGGATAATGATTACGAAGCTTGGCAAAGAGCTCTGTTCTTTAGCGGTTATACAACTTGGAGTCTTGGGCTTGAAGATACCAAGAAAATGCAAGTAATAAAAGAAACTGTTAAAACTAAAAAGAAAGAAGCTTCTAAAGAAAAAGCAAAAATAAAACGAGAAGAAAAGAAAAAAGAAAAAGAGGAAGAAAACAAATCTTTAATCGAAGAAAATAAAAAGAAAAAAGATGGTAGGTGTGCACATATAAATACTAGTGGTCAACGTTGTAAAAACGACGTTGTTAAAGATGGTTTTTGTAGTATACATGAGAAGGTAGAACAAAGAAAAGATGGTAAAAAAAGACAGTGTAAAAAATACAAAAGCGACGGTACAAGATGTAAAATGCAAACATCTAGTAAATCTGGCTTTTGTTATTACCACGATTAGGTAAACAATTTAAAAAATAAGTGACTATAAAGCAATGGTAAAAAGACTAATAATACTGCTACTATTTATATCTAATATAACAGTGGCTCAAACATTTGACATTGAGGACGTTAAGAAGATGCTTAAGTTTTCTACGTTCTATGCCGCCGTAAATGGTGGAACGTCACTTTCTGATGTTGATATATTCTCTGTAGATAATGGCTTATCTACACAGACTATTTCAACTCCTTATGATTATAATTTTACCATAGGTTTACGTAAGATAGCGAGATTTGGTTATGAAAATAAAGCGCAAACGTTTTATGATGGAACGGAATCTAATTACAGTGACGCGGCCACTGTCGGTAAAGTTAAAGGAGTTGAATACTTATTTGAAGTGGATTACAAACGACAAGAAGGCGTAGATTATATGGATCAACACCATTTTATTAGGTTTAGTTCTGACGATGGTTGTGAAGACGAGTTATGTATAAACTTTTTCGCTTTAAAACTTGAATACTTAGAAGATGGCTTTGCTGACGTAAAATACTTTGAAGCATCAGAAAGATATAGACAACGTAAAGGCAAAAATTTATCTTGGAACGTGGGATTAACACATCGACTTGCAGAGCCATACGGTTACAATGCGCTTGATGAGTGGATGTTATCAAATGGTAATATTCATTATACTTATTTAGCGTTACAAGAAGGTTATACGGCGGATGTGTATAGCAACACGTATTTTAATCCTGCTGGTGAACTCGTAGCAACTAGCG